CGACCGACCCTACAAACTGCCGAAGGGTGGTAAAATGGGGAAAGTGATGGCAGTGAAATACGCGGTCGGGCAACCGATGGGAGCGTATTCCTCTTGGGCCATGTTGGCCTTAACACATCATCTAATTGTTCAGTATTCTGCATACTTAGCTAACCACAGGGGCTGGTTTAAGGATTATGCGGTACTTGGAGACGATCTTGTTATTGCAAATGACAAGGTAGCGGTCAAGTATCTGTGTATTTGTAGATGGATTGGTTTGGACATCGGGTTAGCGAAGTCACTGGTTTCTGAAAGGAAAACTGCTGAATTTGCTAAGAAGTTCTTCGTCGCAGGCGAGCTCTTTTCTCCGACTCCCTGGAAATTATTTGGGGTTTCCATGTCCTCAATGAATGGAACTCTGGGTATGCTCCAGTGGATGAAGGGTACCGGTGTTACAGGGTCTCTATCTAACGCTTTGTTAGCCGTCGGTGTGGGGATGAAGAATAGTTCAAGAATCTCAGGTTCTTGGAAGAGATTACCATTGAGGCTGCAAGCCTTGCTGATTGTTCTTACTCACCCGAGGGCGAACACGCCCTTTTCACGGAAGAATTGGATCGAGTGGCTGTTAGCCACCGGCCCTACCTCGGGCGTGAAAATATCTGAGGAAAGCCTCGTTCACTTTACGAAGTGGTCTCAAGCTCTGTATGATGAATACATCTTGCCCATGGAGAAAAGGTTAGAAGAGGTTGAATCGGCTCTGTTCTTCACACAGGAAGTTGAAACTCCTGCCGAGGTAATGGTTGGTATTAACGTCCTTGCTAAGATTCTGAAGTTCAAAGACGCGTGGACAAAGTCCTCAGCCAGTCTACGGCACCTTCAGTCTCTTAAAATCAAATTACAAGCTAGGCAGGCTAGTGCTATCTTCGAGCAAGTGGTAACACTTCTCGAGAATAGACTAGCGGAAATTCCGCTAGTCCCTGCTAGCTTGAGTTTATGGAAGGATCCCAGCGAAGCTGTGAAACCGAAGTTGACTCAAGTGTATAGCCTCTGGAGGCGATGGACGAGACGGGTAGACGAAACATTAGATGATTCTAAATCGACTAAGCTGTAAAGTTACATGCATAGTAAGTTGGCGTCCTGGGTAACCAGGGCTACATCTGAATACTTGTGACTCGGCGGTGCCGCCCTTCTAGGAGGGCCGTACCGTCGGTGCTAACTCGGCATGCAGTGGATTCGTTGCGGTTTCATTGAGGTTTCTACCTACCAAGGATGTCAATTGACAGTCCCTAGATCGGGTAGTAACGCCCCCGATAATCGGAAGGTCGTTAATCTCACGTGTCCTTTAACGAGGATCCACCACAAATTGCGGAGTGTCACTTAGCA